GAAACTGTGATTGGCACCAAAGAAGATGTGCTCACAACCTGCCATTTTGGCAGCAATGTTATCAATGGACTGTAACCCTACCACAAACAATGTAGTTTTTCCAAATGCAGGCGTGCGTTCTACTTCTGTGCCCGTAAAGAAATCAACGTTGTCATGTCCTGCTCTATTCATACTGTGGCCTCCAGTTTGTCTAATTGTGTTGCATCAAAATCTTCTTGTTCAGTTTGCTCGTATTCAAACAGTGCATTGAACTGGGTACGTGCATTCATGGCCTTCTTGCCCTTGAAGCCACGTGTGCCCACAATTTCCATCCAATAACTGCTGTAGTGTTCAATAATGGCTTCACTATCTTCACGTGTGGATGCGGCAAATATGGCCTCCACAATGTCTTCAAACCGGGCGTAGTCTCCACCTTGTCGACGCATCATAGCAGGATGCTCACCTGCATCAAAGCGTCTGTTGGCTTCTTGCACAGCAGTCAAATGCATCCAAACATTGTGACCCATCAGCAGGGCATATGAAAAACTGTCCCATGATGTTTTGCCTTCTTTGCCATTTTTATTTAGATCGCCGGGTGCGTAGATACAAATATCTTTCATTTTCAGCATGTCGCTGAGTGGACTGTCTTCCCAGCGTGGGTAAATGCCATCTGCAATTACTCCATCTGACCACTTGCGTGTGTCTGTGGCATACTTTTTGTCGTCTGCTGATGGAGCCATGCGATACGACCACTTGGAGTCATGTTCAAACACATTTTCAAAGTATACCTGTCCATTGGCTGTGGCGAGGAATGGGCTGGCACAATCAAAGGAGATAGTAAATTCGGGGTTAGCGTATTTTCTAACTGCTCTTTGAATCACGGTAAGTAGCACAGCCCATTCCAACTTGCTTGTACCCAAGAAGTGCATCCAATCGTGTGTGCCTTCTTGTAACAATCCATCATACTTGAGTGCAATCAGTCGCTTGAGTACCAAATGCACATCACACATGTTCTGACCGCCCATGGCCCAACCATCAAAGTGGGTGTCTGGATACTGCACAGGGTCACAGTATTGTTTCATGGTTTGATACCATGTTTCTGCTGATGTGTGATTATCACCTTGCAATACATTCAAGAACTTGGCACCACCATTGGCTTTGCCACGACGATGCTTCATAAAGTATTCATTGTTGTACTTGGTGGCATCCACTGCTTCTTCCAGTGTTTTGATACCACAGGCATCGCTGGCTTTTTTGTCATGAATAACCCAGGTAGGGATATCAAGAATCATGCCGTAGTCGCTGATGGTATCCAGCCACTTCAAAATACTACTGCGTTTTTTTTCTGCTTTGGCACAGCCTGAGTTGGCTTTCCAATCGCCTTCCCACAGGCCCTTGGCAATCTGAAATCCACCTGAGTCGCCAAGCATGAACGTGCCTGGCTCGCGATTACGAACCATGTCTTCCGACCAGTCCTGCTTGGTCAAATCCAAGTTGGCATGACCACCTGAATACAATGACCACCGGTAGGGAAACAAGGCCTGCTGACTGTTGAGCCAATTCATCTGTTCCATGTCAGTGAGTCCTGCAGGAAAACGTGCAGGATCCACATACGGCTCGTTGCGTTGTTTGCCCACAAACGTGGCATAGAAACCTGATATGGCTGGTAAGAACACAGCATAGTCATTCTGCTTGGCAGTTAAATTGTCTTGGCTCACTTGCTTTGTGCTGGTAAAATATAGTTGTAAACAGCCACGCCTGAATCCACTGTGATCTTGGCAGCACCATCATCTGAGATGCGAATGGTTTTGTCCCCAGTCAGAGCCATGATGGCCATGAACTGTGAGGCTGGCCAACTCCAAGCACGTTTTAATTGTCCGTTGACTCCTGAGTGGAATACAAAGTTGCCTGCGTGTGTTGAATGGTCACCAAAGAAAAACTTCAAGTCGCCGTTTTCAGTTTTGGCCTGGAAGTTGGGCTCTTCGGCATTGGCCTGTGCTTGCATACGCAGTCGCTGGATTGCAGCCACAGTGGGTTCAAATTCAATGTGCCAGGTCACACCTTTGAACTTGGGTGTTTTTAGTTTGTCGTTCACAATCTCTGCTGCCATAAAACGATATGTGTTGCGAAAGTCTCCCCCAGCATTTTCAAACTCAATGCCATCAGGTGCGCCTGTGGCTTTCTTGGTCAGTTTGAGTTTGGCATTCTCTTTGTACTCTTGCAAGTTCAACAAGATTTTTAGTTTGTTCAAGTTGGGCATGCCAAATGTGCCCATAAAATCTGCGTGTGGGTTTTTAAACTCACCTTCCAATACCACACTCAAGTCTTCTGCCACACCCACAATGGCTGTACTTTTGTCGTCTCCGGTGATTTTGATCAAGTCAATACAGCCAAGATCGTGTGTGTGTTCTACCAAGTCTTTTAGATAATCTCTCATGCTTACTCCTATGTTGTATGATTATATAGATTTTTTTACTGATTAGCAATTATTTTGGCCAGGCTCTGCCCGCCTCTAATTGATTCGATTTCGCCCGGTCGGCGTAGTTCCATCCAAGCAATGTCACCTTGCCCACGATTCACCGAAAGAGTTTCAAACCCAACGTGATCGCAATGTGCCTGTATTTCTCTTCCTGGTGTGTAGCACATGAAACTTTTTTCAGCCAGGGCTACACCATGTGCCCAATCACAGTCGTTGTAGGTGAATATGGCCACTCCACCGGGTCTGAGTCTGGCAAACATGCTGTCAAGATATTGCCGCACCACCTTCATGGGTTTGTAGTTGAAGTAGTTGTAGGCAAAGATCAGACCATATTGATTCGTTGGCAGTTGCCACAGCGCATCGGTGTGCTCGTAATCGTTGATCACATATGGTCGCAGTCGTCGTTGATACTCTAGCGTAAAGGCCTGCACTGCAGGATTCAACAGTTCCTCATGCTGATCCACAAGGTACAATGGATCCAGTGGTACCAAGTCTTCGATGAACTTTTCACGTCCTGGACGCATGATCAAGCCAGGCAATCGCCAATCTGTGTACTGTAACAATCGGCCCGTGAGCAATAATCGGCTGTCAGGATCAATGCTGAGTCGTCGATTTAATATGTACTCCGTGGTTTCGTAGCACATTTCTTCTTCGTACAGTCGTTGACTGGCTTGATACTGTGCAGGTTCTAGTTGGGCAATTTGTTCACGCACACTGGTTTTGAGATCATCCAAGGCAGATTGTGCATGTTGGAACTCAGCAGCAATAGCGTCAATCTTTTTAGAGAATGCAGCACTGTATTCGTCAATCTGCACAGTATGATTGGCAACCACATGACCTATTTCGTGAAACTTTTTAACGGCCGCATGATAGTCAGGAGCAAGTTCATTGCTCTCCAACAAATTTAAATAGCCAACAAGTTCGCTGAGTTTCATTCGAATGAGAATAGTGCAGTAAATGTATTTTCGGTGTTGGTTGCTGACGCCAAGTCCCAGTTCAACACGCCCAACAAGTTGTCAACCTTCTTGTCAACCACAGTGGCTTCCATAGCGTCATTGTCAAATGGCAGTTCAGTAAACCAGGTGGGCAAGCGTTGTTCATCTGTGGGATAACCAATGCTGGTCCACCCTAGGGCATTGCTTTTGAGTTTGCACACAATGGTCTTCATACCGTCAACAATTTGCATACTGTAGTTGTCTGAGTTCATTCTTCGCAAATTGTTCCAATTTAGTGCGGCTCGCACATGCCCGGGCATGTTGGCTTTGCCCTGCTTGGCTTCTTCGGCAGCATAATTGGTCAAGTTGTTCACACGTTTGGGTGATCCTTTTTCCCAACCCGGACGTTCCATGAATTGATATTTGAATGCACGAATGTGTTCCACAAGATCGTCCTTTTGCGCACCGGCCAGCAGTTTATTTAGAATTTCTAACAGGAAGTCTTGAATAACTTTGGGGGTGTCTGATCGTTTCAAGTCCAAGCCTGTAGCCTTGGTCTTGCCAATCTTGCCGTTGACATCTAGCCTGGTATTCTCAATGTCAATGGCATTAACTGCATAGCGTTTCTTGGTGATGAACAAGCCACGGTCCGCCACTGTTTCACGACCGGCCTTGATCAATTCGCCCATGTCTCTGGGGCAGTGGAATGCACGTTCCATGTATCCTGGGAATGATTCATTGACTTGGTCTGCCAATGAGTCGTACAGTTGAATACAGATTTCTTTTGACCAAGCCATGCGACCTTCTTCTACTTCTTTTTTCAACACAGGCCATGCTGAGAAGTAGCAGGAGTCTGTGTCACCATAGATAACAGCCTCACCCACATGATCATACTCGCCAGTGATACATTCATTCAAGTATGCATCCATGTGCTTGGCAATGCTACGTCCGGTCAGCGTTGTGCTCTGTCCAATGCGTTTGTCAAAGAATCTGCAGCCGGGATTCAAAATAGCACCATACAAACTATTCAAGTTAATTTTCTTGACCAGTTGTCGCTTGTCCCAGAATGCAATCTCTTTGGCATCAGTTGCTGACTTCTTCTTGGCCTGCATGTCTTTGCGTTCGCTGTACCAGCGTTCCAACAAGCCAGGAATGATACCTTTCTTTTCATAACTCAGGATGGTGCCGTTGGCAGTGAGTATCCAAGGTTGATTGGAGTCAAAGATCAAGTTCCAAACTTCCGCGGCACTGTGTGTTGTCTCCTCGCCAGACTCCCAGTCAATGGTGATCTCTGTGCCAATTTCTCCGTTCATAACAGAGGTATATTCCAAGGCAGCAAACAACCCCTCCCAGGCTTCAGCAAACTTGCCACCGTTCTTGGCCATTTGCTCACGGATATACTGGTTGGTCTGAGTCTGACGCAGTTGCCCCACAATGGTTTCTGGTCCCATGTTCATGGCGCGAATTGCTGACGGATACAATGAATTGATGTCCACACTGCCCACCCATTCATGCAAACCTTTGCGTGGATACGCCACATAGGCGCCAGCGGCTTGGTTGTCTGCGGAGTCGTTGCGTTGCTTGCGATTGGGCACAACCATGCCACGTTCGTGTGCTTCGTTGATGATGGCCTGTTCAGTCACGGCCACAGCACCCATGGTGGTCTGTAACAGCACAGTGTTGGCATGTGCCAGTTCGCTGGCTAGTTCCAAGAAGCGCAGTTTCTTGTCCAGTTTGTCCAACAGTGCAGTATCCTGCCTGTTGTATCGAATAAACGTTGTGAAGTGTTGGTTGTACAGTTGATCCAGGGTACCTTCAAACTGTGTTTTACGCTCACCCAGTTCGTATTCAGCAATGGCATCCAGGCTATAACTGTGCCGCTCTTCATAAGTGTACTTGCGATACAGTTGCATATAGTCCATATGCACACGACCCACCAAGTCATAGGTTTCATTTTCAGCACCAAAGCGTTCAAACATGCGCTTCTTGGGAAACTGTCCCCACAAACAAAACTTGCGTGTGTCGTCCTTGGTCAGCACTCTGGTGATGCGGTTGATGGTGTAGGGTATGTCATAACCCTCTGAGTTCCATCCACTGAGTACGTCAGCGTCATCGATTAGATCCAAGAACATCTTCAGCATGTCTGCTTCGTTGTCAAACAGTATGGTGTTTTCGAACTCTGCAACCATTTCCTGTGCAGTGGCCATGCTAAGATGCGAGGGCGGCACAGCCATAGTGACCATTTGATCCAACCAGTTCAAGTACACTGATATGGCAGTGATGCTGTTGAACGGATCTTCTACTGGTGAAAAGCCACGAATCTTGTCAAAGTTAACTTCAATGTCGAAAAAGGCTGTGTGGATCTCAGGTGCGTCTTGATCTTTGTAGTTTTCTTCAAGGCACCGAAAGATGGGATTGATATCCGATTCATAAAGTTGCTTGCCGCTGTGCATGCGGACTTCTCTGCGGAACTCTTTGTTATTCCGCGTAGAAAATCTTGATACGGGTGTGCCATAAATGCTTTGAAACTTGCCTCGGGGGTCGTCAAAATAAAACACGTAGTTGGCTGGATACTCTTGGTATCGGCGAACGCCGTCGCGGCGTTCTACCACGTGAATGCGATCGTGCTCACGATCAAATAGTGCGTCAATATAACTCATTGTTCTCCGTTTGTGGCCGGTTGGGCCTTGATACATGTTCGTGACGTGAACGACTCGTTGCTGTTGAAAGCAATATTTATAGCGTCTTGCCCACTGTTTCAAGAATTGTTTCCAACAGTTCTTGATCTTGTTTGGTTTTGCCAAACTCGGCCTTGTGTGCCACTCGGATGGCTTTTTTCAGCACAGCCGGTTTGATTTCTAATTCTTCTGCAATGGCCTTGATGGTGTCGGTCAAGCCACCTTGCAAGGTATCAATCTCGTGCATGACCTGCATGCCTTCATTGATGATTTGGGTGAGTTTGATCTTTTGTTCGCCGTTGAATGATTTGGTATCCATGTGTACTCCTAAAACACTAGTATAACACGGAAATTCTGTTTGTCAATGGGAATTTGCTCACTTCAAGCATCACGGTAGCGAATCGTTTTGCCTGCCCAGCAGCCGGGCCACACGGTCCTAAGGTAGGTGTGATCTTATGATTCTTTTTTCATTTGGCGATATAGACTACGTCCGGGATTGAAAGTAGGACTCCATTCTAAATTTTCTGCCAAACCCAACGCACGATAGTATTCTTGTTGTTGTTGATCTGTGGTGGCTGTTTTTGGTATTTTAGGAGCAGGTGGTGCTGTGGACGCAGTCGCAGCCTTGGTTGCCGGAGCATTGTATCTGTATGGCGCTGTTTGTTGCCCAAAATTTGGGGTACTAGTAGTAGTTGGTTGCGGTGCCACGGCTCTTGCTGCCTGACGTCGAGCAACTTCTCTACGGCCAACATAGTTAGCACCTTTTGGATCTTCACCTGGCGGTATTGCTGCGGAAGCCTGTGATGCTGTGGTTGGTGCTGTGGTTGGTGCTGGTGCTGCAGAAGCCTGTGGTGCCACGGCTGGTGTTGTCGCTGTGGTCGGCGCAGTAGTGGCTGCGGCTTGCGGAGGAGTGTAAGGAATGCTCATCTTTTTAAACACGCCAGAGACCACTTGTTGTGGCACACCTTGTGTGACCAACCATGCAGCCAGTTGATCTGAATCACTGGGTTTGCCAGCCTGATGCCAGTTCATTTTTAATTTTTCTTTAGTAACGTCAGTGGTAAATTGATGACTAAAATTGCTCAATGCGCCGCCTACAGCCTTGGTTTTTTGGTCCAACCAGTTGAGTCCACGACCAATCATGCCAGGCTTGGAAGCCTTGCCGGGACCGTCAGGCATGTCAGGACGATAGTATTCGGGTCTGGTACTGCCAGGCACTCCTGTCTTTTCCATGAGAGCCAACCGATACCGGTCGATGTTTTCAAACACAGCGTAAGTTCCAGCCTGAGTGAGCCATACTCCGCGATGCTTGGTGTTGTACACACTTTCATTGACCACCCATGACATGGCAGTTAGTTCTCGATCAATCAGTCGATCCACAGGCAATGTTACAAACTTCAGTGACTCACGCATGGCCATGCGTTGTGTGATGGCACTGTCGGGCATGTTGCCCCGACCAATCTGCGCCATGGTATCTGCATTGGTTCCCATGCCACCTGAATATATATTCTCTCCGCTGGCAGCAGGTAAGGTGATTTCTTGTCCGGGAAAAATAACATCAGGGTTCAGCATTTGCCCACCTTTGGCACCTGATGCAGCAGCCAACTGAGGATTCAACCCCACGATATCTCTCACAGTGGTTCCATTGTCTTTGGCGATTTGACTTAGTGTATCACCAGACTTGGCAGTGTAAGTAGCCAAGTCTGGTGTCACGTCAGGAGTCACTGGTAGATCTGGAGTCACTGGTAGATTGGTAACAGGATCATCGGCTCTTGCTGACCCAATGTTGGTTGCTAGCCAGGTCAAGAAGGCAGCACCTGCACCTTTGCCAATAACGCTGGACAATTTATCTCCACGTATTGAACTGTCGAGAGCATAAGTCAACCCAGCAATGGCAGGAAGACCTGCTCCGCCTGTGGCCAATCCGGTGATGGCCACTAGTGCAGCCTTGGCAAATCCTGCTGTCTTGGGATATTGTTTTACTAGATTGCGATAGCCCTTGATGGCCTGCATGACTTTGCCTTTTTGTCCGCCTGTTAGATTGCTCAATGCATCTGTGGCTTGATCATAAGCAACATCAACGGATTCAACAGGCACAGAATTTTGTATGGAATTTAATACTCCACTTACTGCATCTTTGACTTGACCAGCAACGTCCATGGTTGTATCTTTACCTCGTCCCAACATGGTTCTATTGGCACCGGTTGCTTTGTCAGTCATACCGGCTTCAGCATCTGCAAACACTTGTAAGATTTCTTTTTCGCTCATTCGACGTTCTACAAGGGTCTGACCCAAAGTTTTCCAGGTGCGATAAATGGGATCTTCAACCAAAATGGCTTCTTTTAATTTCATTTTATTTTCCTTAATTTGTGATTTGTTAAGTCCTTGAATCACACGTTGTATTTGTTTAAGTTTCTGATAGTTCTGTTCAGCATCACGGGCAGCATAGTAGGCCTGACCGTCGGCCATTTCGTAGTCGGGGTCTCGGTTGAGTTCAGCCTTGGCTACCAGTTCGTCAATGTTGGGATACTTGGCTGTCAAGTCACGCTGGTATTTTTCAGAGTCAAATGAAGGCGGTGTGTATGGTCGGGTTCTAGCATCAGCACGTGCCAGGCCCTTTTCTCTCTTGGCAATGGTTTGATCAGCAGCAGCAACTTTGGCAGCATCGTCACGGTCGAAGAATCGGTTTATCTTGGCACCGGCTTGGCTTATTTGTGCCTTTTTGCGATAGTCGCCCAGATTGACTTCCTTGACCATGTAATCATCACCAGAAGATTTAACAGGAGATCTCAAAGGTCTGTTGTCTGCAAAATTGCCCATACCTTGATCTGCTGCTGGTGATCGGTCCATGTAGTCATTGGCTGTTTGTTCTCCAGACACACGCTCAATATTGATATCAGTGTATTTGATGCCTTTTGATTTTAGCATGTTGGTCACAGCTTCTGCGGCCGCTCTTGCTGATCCATATTTGCTGCCTAAGTTGTAGTCTTTGGTAATTGTTTTTCCGTTGACTGCAAATGTAACGTGTGCAACCATGTCGGGTAGATAATCATTGTTGGACTGTGCTTGTGCTGCACCGCCCAAGGCCATAGAGCCTGCTAGTGCTGCGCCGCCTAGTGCTGACTTCCAACCTTCCTCCATGTTTTGTTGCAATCCCGGAACTTCATTTTGTAGAACACTCATTGCTCTTTGTAGACTTGAGTAAGTGTCAATGTGTTTACCGTTAGCATGAATCATGTAGTCATCTAGACCAGATTGAATGACTTCGTATTTGCCACCATCAGCACCTGTGCCACTGAACACAACCTTGCCAGTCATGCCTTCTGCCACCGCAGTTTTTTTGTTATTGTATAAATCGTTGATGATCATGATTATCGTTCTTCTATGTAATCTTGACTGAGGTCTTGCTTAGGCTGTTGTTGACGCTTACTGGCCTGGTACAGTTTTACTGCCATGCCAGCATCATCTAAACTTTTAAAACGACTGGGCAGTCGCTTTTTGCCATTTCGAATTTCATAACCCGAATGGTCATCGCCATGACATTCAATGCTGGTACCGTCAGCCATTTCAAATGTGGCTACGGGTGCTTGTGGTGCGCTCAATTTGTCGGCCACATCTAATTCAGCGGCATGTGCCACTTCGGTGTCTCCCGGATCACTGGGACCTTGCATGGCAGCAGGGTCTGTGTCTATTTCTTCGTTTAAATCTAAATCACTGTGAGCAAACGCTACAGTATCACGACCATCTTCGTCCCCTATACGGTACACGTACACACCTGCATCGTCATCACCACTTTCATCTGGACCAATTTCCCAGCCCATGGCAGCCAAGGTGTTCTGTGCCTTGGCCATTTGTTGTTCTGTGCCATTCCACCATTGTGCAGCCAGTTGACGCAGTATTTCTTCTTCGTCCGGCTCACGGTCATCGCCGCCAGGCGGTGCAAATTCATCAAGGTCTTCTTCGGCCTTGCCTTTTTGTACAGCGTCTTGGGCTTTGTCTTTTAAGTCACGGTCAACACGCACTCGTTTTTCTAACTTGTCTAAGTAATTTGTTAAGTCTTTCTTGACCTTGCTTAACATGTCTTCTTCAATCTCTGCCATGGCTTCTTCAAGAGCAGTGCGACGAGGCTCTGCTGAATCACCAACCATGTATCCGTCCATGGGATGTTTGGGATCTGTTTTTGAGCCCAATGCCCGGATGTGATTTGGTTTGAACAGCGCAGGCAGTTGTGGCACTGACTTTTGTTGTCGGTTGAGTCCTGACTTGACCCCCACAGGTGTCAGTCGACTTTCAACTGCTGTCAGGCGTTGTAATATGTCACGGATGTCGTTGCTCATGCTCGCTGGTCTTTCAAGAAACTTCTCAGCATCCAGCCGTGTTTGCCGTGTGCGTCAATACGTGCTGCCAAAAAGTCCATGATGCCTTGCTGATTTTCTGATTCGGCCACGGCGAATGTTTGGTTCAGCAGATCAATCAACTGTTGATTGTTGGCATATAATTCTTCAATCATGAGTCTGGCTCGGGGTATCTTGGTTTGCCCAGAGATTTCTGACAGTTCGGCAAATCTTTCAAAACTTCCAGGGGTGTAGTCATCTAGTATGCGAATAAACTCTGCTGTTTGATCAATGGAATTCTCGTACACTTCTTCGTAGATGTTGCCAAAGAACTCATGCAGTTGTGCAAAGTCAGGCCCTTCTACATTCCAGTGAAACAACTGTGCTTTGATCACAAATGCATATTCAGTTGCTAATAGAGTTTTTAAACTGTCCGCGAGCATTTTTATTCCTTTTGTATTCCTTGGGCGTGTTAGGCGTAGGATCTGAT